GACTATGCCCGGTTCGCTCGTGCATGACCTGGTCAGGACCCGCACGCTGACCGAGGAGACCCCGGCTGAGTGGGTGAGTTCGGAGAACTTCCGCTGCCACTACTACCCGGCGATCCTCGACAACGCCGACGGCACGGAGCGGTCTATCTGGCCCGAGAAGTGGCCGATGGACTATCTCCAGGGGATCAGGCACACACGATCGTTCCGCAAGAACATGCAGAACGATCCGATGGCCGCCGACGGCGAGTACTGGACGGAGGAGGACTTCACCTACGGGTGCCCGGAGCCCTTGACTCACCAGCTGCTGAGCATCGACCCCGCTGTGACGTCTAAGAAGCGCAGCGACTTCACCGCGCTGGCCGTCATCGGATGCAATAAGGCGACGGGGGAGTGCGTGGTGCGCTGGGCGCGGACATTCAAGATCCCGCCGGGCGCGCAACTGCGGGCGCTCGTGCTCCGCACCTTAGAGGCCTACCCCGACGTCGCCGGAGTGGTCGTGGAGACCAATCAGGGCGGCGACGCGTGGCGCGCCATCCTCCACGGGCTGCCGGTGGTGCTGCGCACGGTGCACCAGCACGCGCCGAAAGAGGTCCGGGCCGCGCAGCTGCTCGCGCACTACCAGCGGCGGCGTGTCGTGCACGAGCAGCGCCTACCTGCGGTAGAGGAGCAGATGGTGGCGTTCCCCAAGGGCCCCAACGATGACCTGGTCGACGCCATAGGGACCGGTGTGGCCGTGTTCCTGGGCAAAAAGAACGTCGCGTCCGTCGTGGCCGCCTCGTACGTGGCATAGGAGGTTGCAGTGAGCGCACCGGTGGACAACTTCGTGAAGCTCGCCCTGGCGGCGGCGGAGCCCGATGACACCCCGTCCGGCGGCCTGGGAGACCTGATCGCAGGTTTGGCCGACCTGGACAAGGCGATGCCGGGCTACGTGAAGGCCGGCCAGTACTACAGCGGTGAGATCCCCGAGTTCTTTGCGTCCCCGCGCCTGCGGCGGGCCATGATGCGCACCGGGGCGGCGTTCCGGTTCAACTTCGCGAAGATCCCCGTCGATGCGGTCGTTGATCGGCTCAAGCAGGCCGCTGTGACGTGCGCTGACGCCACCGCGGATTCCGCGCTGCGGGACATCTGGCTGCGAAACAAGATCGCGCTTCAGTCGCGGCAGATCATCCGCCGGGCGTGCGAGTTCGGCGACGCCTACGTGATCGTGTGGCCCAGCGACGACGACAGCGGCGTGGACATCTTTTACAACAGCGCCCAGTGCGTGCGGATCGTCTACGACACGGAGAATCCGCTGCTCAAGTCCTACGCCGTGAAGCGGTGGGAGGTCGGCGGCAAGCGGCACCGGGCCGACGTGTACTACCCGGATCGCATCGAGAAGTGGATCACGAAGCCGGGCGCGAAGGGCGACAAGTCGGGCGACTGGATCGAGTTCACCGACGAGGACGGCACGTGGCCGGTGGACAACCCGTTCGGCGAGATCCCCGTGTTCCACTTCCGCACCGATCAGCCCTACGGGGAGCCCGTGCACAAGGGGTTCTACGGGCCGCAGGACGCGATCCACAAGCTGATCCTGAGCCACATGGCCGGCGTGGACTACCAGGCGTTCCCGCAGCGCTACGCCCTGATGGCGCCGGACATGGACTCCTCAGAGCCGGCTGCTGAGGACGAAGACATTTTCGCGTTCGCCGATCAGGGCACAGGCTCCACCGTGCCTCCGGCGGGCGAGGGCCGGTCGCAGTTCAGCGCCGACCCCGGCTCTGTTTGGTACATGCGGGGCCTGACGGGTGTGGGCCAGTTCGACACTGCTCAGCACCAGAACTTCACCGAGCCGATGCTGACGTATCTCCGCTTCGGCAGCGAGGTGACCAATACCCCGCTGCACCGGATCGACCCCACTGGAGACGCCCCGTCGGGTCAGTCGTTGCGTGCGGCGGAGGCCCCGTTCGTGCACAAGATCGAGGATCTTCAGTTGTCGTTCGGCGACACGTGGAGCGAGCTGTTCGGCTTCTCCCTGCGGGTGGCCGGGATCGCGGCCGAGGTCACCGTGCGGTGGACGCCTGGCCAGACCGTGGATGACCTGGAGGGATGGCAGACGGTCGCGGAGAAGATGGACTGCGGCGTGCCCCCTGCTCAGGCTTTTCTCGAGGCTGGGTATTCCGATGAGCAGGTGGAGAAGTGGTTCGGGCCCGAAGGCGAGATGCCCCGCCCGGTGCCGGTACCTCCGCCGATGCCTACTCCCGCGCCTCCGCCAGTGGGCGCGCCGCCGTTACCGGCCGGTAACCCGAAGTAATATCTCATCACCCGTTGAAATGAGGTAAGCATGGCCGCCGACCCTCCCGTGGATCCCCCCGAGGACGACCCACCACCCACCGATCCGCCACCGTGGGTTCCGCCCACCAAAGATGAGCACGAGAGGATGCAGCGGGCGCTTGCGAAGGCGAACGCTGAGGCTAAGACCCACCGTGAGGCAGCCAAAGCGCTCCAGGCGAAGACCGAGGGCGATGACGGCAAGGCCGCACGTGAGGCCGCCGACGCTGCTGAGAAGCGATTCAAGCCCGGGGCGGTGCGCTCAGCGGCCAAGGCGGCGTTCCTGGAGGCCGGTCTCCAGGGTTCCACGCCGGATCGGGTGGCCAAGCTGGTCCGCATGCTGGACCTCGACGCGCTGGACGTCGATGACGACGGCGACGTGACCGGCCTGACCGAGCAGGTCAAGGCGATCAAAGCGGATTACCCGGAGCTGTTCACGCCGACCGAGAAGCGGCCCCCGCGTCTCAACACGGGCGACAGGCCGCCCAGTAACGGCAAGGCGCTCACCACGGGTGAGAAAATCGCTGCGCAGGTGCTTGGGCGATGAGTCTCACGGCGCTCGCTGCGATTGCCGGAGTTGTCGTCGCCATTGGTGGCGCCTGGGTTGTACTCCTGAAAGTGGTGAAGGCGATGCGTCGGTTCGCTCGGTTCCTAGACGGATGGTTCGGTGACGGCACGGTCAAGCACCCCAGCGTGCTTGACCGGCTGGGCACGATGGAATCCAATCAAGAGCAGTTCAAGATCCACCAGGATCAGGGCACGTCTGACCTGGCTGCGGTGAAGTCCGATGTGGCGGCAGTGAAGGCGCAGACGGCGTCGATCGAGACGAAGCTCGACGGCCACGTGGACGGTGACGCGAAGACGTGGCTGGCGGAGGGCCAGGAGTGGGGCAATCGGCTCGACGGCCAGGTGGCCGATCTGAGCACCCGTGTGTCGACCCTGGAGCAGCACGCATCGGAGTGATCCGGTGTTAACGTTGAGTAAGTAGCAGCACGGCAAGGCGGCCAGGTGGTCGCGTAGCCCAGGCGGACCCGGATGGGGCGCGGAGGCATCCCCCCATCCCGCTAGGTCCCCTGAAGGGCACGAGCAATGGCTCGCAATACTTACGACGCGTGGATTCCCGAGGAGTACGGGTCCAACGTCATCCAGAAGGTCCGTCAGCTTTCCGCGCTTGAGGCCTACGCCCAGCGCGTCCCCATGGGCACCCAGACCAAGTCGACCCCCCGCAGCGCGGGTGTCGGTGTCGGCATGGTCGCCAAGGGCGGCACCTACTCCGAGGACGTCAGTACCAACGATGAGGTTGTGCTGCGCACCCAGAAGTTCGCCAAGGCGATCCGCATTGCCGAGGAGGACATCGACGACTCCCTGGCCGACATCATCAACTCCAAGACCGTCGACTGGGGCACCGCGTACGCAAAGACGTTGGACAACGCCTGTTTGGCCGTGACCGCCGCCAAGGGCACCTCGGGCTGCGCGTTCGACTCCCTGTACTACCTGCTCACACAGACCGACGCGTCGACCAGCTACACCGCCAACGCGAACATCACGCAGACCGCCACTGGCGGCGCGGTGTCGTACGCCAACTTGAGCGCAGCGGCTGGGCTTTACGAGACCGGCGACTACTTCGATGAGGCCGAGAGCCTGGTCATCGCGCACCCGGCGTTCAAGAAGCTCCTGCGCGGTGTCTTGGACACCCAGAACCGCCCGATCTTCCAGGAGGGCTCGACCGGCGTCCCTGGTGGTGGTCAGGGCAAGACCGCCGACACGATCTTCGGCTACCGGGCGCACTGGTCGTTGGGTGCGAAGACCTCCGCAGCTCCCACGTCGGCCCCCACCGGCAACCCCCTGCTGATCTTCGGCAACCCGATGTACCTGCTCCTGGGCGTCCGATCCGGCCCGGAG